GGTGGCAAAGTAAATGATGATCGTTGGAACCACATTCACTCACTTGTTGAAGAATACACGAATATGGCAGGGTTCGTTCGTGCAACACGCAATGGACAATTTAATGAAAGCACTCAAAGTTTGGTAAATGAAGGTACAAACCACTATCTTAATATTAGAGAAACATTGCATAAACTAGCAGGTAAAAAAGGATATAATACTTATTTTGAAAACTGGACACCAACACTTAATGAAGATATGGGCATAGGTCAACCGGATCTTGCAGAAATGTTTATGAGTAGCAGTATTGATCCAAGAATTGAAAGAGCTATGCCTATATTGCTAAAAATACATAAGGCATCAGGTAAAATTAATGAAATTACCGAGCTGGAAGAATGGTCTAATACAATTATTAGTGAAAAATTAAAACCAACTGACAATATAGCAATAAAAGATTTGGCAGCAGAGTTTGCAGAAGAAATACCAGTAGGCGATGATGCTATTAATATAATGAATTTGTTATCAAATTATAACTTAGAAAATGAAAAATTATTTGCAGAGTTAAATGATTTAGCAAATCAGGATGTTAACGCAGATGCACGTGATGTTGTTTTAAGTTGGGCACAAAGAAGTGATGATCATGATTTACATGCACTTGCTAATGAAATTAAGGATGTAATGAGTGGTCAAAACGTAGCCGCCCCACCTCAACAAGTGCAACAACCAATGATGGAAGAAGGTTCGGACGAGTTTAATGAAAACACCATACTGCAAATTCTTACATTAGCAGCAGAGGGTAACCGTGATCCTGAAATAGCAAAAGCTTTAGGATTAAAACTTTCATTAGTGCAGGAAGTTTTAGACATGTATCTTGAAGATTTAGAATCAATGATTGATCAAACTATTGATGAAGGTATAGATAGTGATCAAACAAAAGCAAAACAATTAGGTCCTACTGAAAAAGCTAAATCAATAAGTCCCGTAATAGGTAAAGATTCAAAACAACATCCTTTTAAAGGAAAATTAGTGGGTGCTAGCGAAAGCATTGATCCATTAATCAAGATTAAAAAATTATCCGGTTTGGATAAATAAAATTATTATTTACCCGTAACAGGGATAAATACTATTGACATGTTTGAAACAAGTGTTATAATTGTTTCAATGTGTCAGTTGTCTCCGTACAACACATAGGCATACTTAGGCTCAAATTTAGGCACATTTTTAAAGGAGAAATACAATGGCAAGTCTAGCAGAAATCCGCGCACGTATTGCGGCGCAAGAAAACAAATCAAACTCTGGTTCAACAACTCAATCAGATAACGCAATTTATCCCCACTGGAACATGGACGAAGGCACTAGTGCTACTATTCGTTTCCTCCCAGATGGTAACTCAACTAATACATTCTTTTGGGTAGAGCGTCAAATCATCAAACTTCCATTTAATGGTGTTAAAGGTGATAGCGCAGTCAAACAAATTCAAGTACAAGTTCCTTGCGTTGAAATGTATGGTGATAACTGCCCTATTCTCGCAGAAGTTCGTCCTTGGTATAAGGACGAAAGTTTGAAAGAAATGGCAAATAAGTATTGGAAAAAACGTAGTTATCTATTTCAAGGTTTTGTTCGCCAGAACCCACTAGGTGATGATAAGACTCCTGCGAATCCTATTCGTAGATTTATCATTAGCCCACAAATCTTCACAATCATCAAATCTAGTTTGATGGATCCTGAGATGGAAGAAATGCCAACTGACTATGTTCGTGGTCTTGATTTCCGTGTCACTAAAACTAGCAAAGGTGGTTATGCAGATTACAGCACAAGCACATGGAGTCGTAAAGAATCTGCACTTACTCAAGCAGAGCAAGATGCAATTCAGGCACATGGTCTTTTCAATTTGGCTGACTTCTTACCTAAGAAGCCAAGTGAAGCAGAACTACGCATTATCAAAGAAATGTTTGAGGCAAGCGTAGATGGTCGTCCTTATGATCCAGATCGTTGGGGCGCATATTATCGTCCTTATGGTCTTGATGTACCGGCAGGTGCAAAGGTGGAAGAACAGGCTACAGCAGTTCAAGCTACTGCTGCCACAACCGCACCCGTAGCTGAACCAGCTCCTTGGGATGACGAACCAGAAACTGCATCACAACCAGTTAAAGTTCCAACAACACCAACAAGCGACAAAGCACAAGACATTCTAGCAATGATTCGTGCTAGGCAGAATAAAGCTGCCTAAATAAATAGGTATGGTAGGGAACACAACCGTTCCCTACCGTAGGAGAATAATTATGACACTACCTGACGAAAGATACCTAGCCATAAAGCAAGGGAAAAAGTTGCTTGAGGAACTTTGTGATCCGGGCAAAACACCAAGAGTACCTAGTATTGTTAGAGATCGGGCAAGAACAGCATTAAAACATTTCCCAAATGACTGGGACATTGATATTATTGCTGAAAGGTGCCCTGAAATTATTGACAAGAAAGCCAATGGCGTGTATCGTACTACAAAACAATAGGAGACTATTTTGGTTAAGCCATTTGATGTAAGTAAATTTAGAAAAGAAATAACTAAGTCCATTGACGGGCTTAGTATAGGTTTTAATGATCCGACCGACTGGATCAGTACAGGAAATTATGCACTCAATTATCTTATTAGTGGTGATTTTAGCAAAGGCGTTCCTCTTGGTAAGGTCACTGTATTTGCTGGAGAAAGTGGTTCCGGCAAAAGTTATATCTGTTCTGGCAACTTGGTACGTCATGCTCAGCAACAAGGTATATTCGTTGTACTCATTGATAGTGAAAACGCACTTGACGAAGATTGGTTGCAGGCGTTAGGTGTTGACACCAGTGAAGATAAACTGTTAAAATTAAACATGGCCATGATTGATGATGTGGCAAAAACTATTAGTAAGTTTATGGTTGACTATAAGGCTCAACCCGGTGAAGAAAGACCAAAGGTCTTGTTTGTAATTGATAGCTTGGGAATGCTGTTAACTCCCACAGATGTAAATCAGTTTGATGCAGGTGATTTGAAAGGTGACATGGGACGTAAGCCTAAAGCACTTACTGCATTAGTGCGTAACTGTGTGAATATGTTTGGTAGTTGCAATGTTGGATTGATTGCAACAAATCACACTTATGCAAGTCAAGATATGTTTGACCCAGACGATAAAATTTCTGGTGGACAAGGATTTATCTATGCAAGTTCAATTGTTGTAGCAATGCGTAAATTGAAACTTAAAGAAGATGAAGATGGTAATAAGGTAACTGATGTACTTGGCATACGTAGTGCGTGTAAAGTTATGAAAACACGTTATGCAAAGCCATTTGAAAGTGTACAAATTAAAATACCTTACTCAACTGGTATGAATCCATATAGTGGATTGCTTGATTTGTTTGAAAAGGTAGGATTGCTTACTAAAGAAGGTAATCGTCTTGCATACACGACCGAAGATGGTGAGGTTATTAAACTTTTCCGTAAAGGTTGGGAAACAAATGATAACGGTTGCCTTGACAAAGTGATGGTTGAGTTTAGCAAAAAAGAATCAAATAAGCTAAGTACTGTTGCTACTGTTGAGGAGGAAGCAACATGACAAGTAATTTAGATACCATTGCAGAAGTTTGGGAAGCATTGCGTATGCACATAGACCTAAACGAAAGAAAAGAGGCAGCAGAAACACTAGTTAATTATTTGATGGAAAACAATTATGAAGCTAGTGAAATTAAAACTGAGTTTAGAGGTGATAAAGATATTGCCAAAGCACTTACTTACTATGATGATCATAATCTACATGATGAGGAAGAAGATGATTATGATGATGATTATGATTATGACGATGACCGTTACTAAATAGGACAGACATGACTTGGTACACCAAAGTTTCAACTGATTTATCATCTATACCCGATTTTATTGCACACTACGATGCCGAACTATTACAAGCAAAAGTTGATGTAAAGATTTATGGAAACCTAGAAAAGAATATTTCAGCACTACCTGGTATCACTGAACATAGATTTAACCAGCTTCAAGAAATTGAGGCTGTGTTAAATTATCTTAACATTCGTTTGCGTAAGATTCGCCGAACTCATTTTCAAAAGTATTTAGAAGCGTATAATAGAGTCTTAACTAGTCGTGATGCTGAAAAGTATGTAGACGGTGAAGAAGAAGTAATTGATTTTGAAACTATAATCAACGAAGTAGCATTGTTGCGTAATCGTTGGTTAGGTGTACTTAAGGGTCTTGATGC